GCACTTGAAGGTTGCAGAATTATACGATACTGTTGACCTTACCTTACCCATGCCGTCCTCCAAAGCTCAACGAATCGGAGCAATAGCCGAGTCAAAGTTTCAAACGGAATGTTTAGAGCGTGACTTTGAACCGCATCTACCAACGACACCTATGCCGTGGGACTTTATAGTTACTTGCCCGGCAGGTTCGTTAAAGGTGCAAGTTAAATCAACAAGTACTAGAGACGGACAATGTTATAACGTCGTAACGTCAAGCGGATGTAAAGGTAAAACAACAATAGGTCACGATGTAGATGTAGTCGCTTGTTATGTATCACCTGAAAAGATGTGGTGGATGATACCACGTAGTGAGTTGGGCGGTAAGACGATCAAGCTGAACCCTGAACCAACAAGTAAAAGCCGATACAAAAAATACCAAGAGAACTGGAGTATATATTATGAGTAAAAAGAAAACAACACTACTGATTGACGCTGACGTGTTAGCGTTTGAAGCAGCAGTAGTAGCCGAGGAATCAATTGAATGGAAGGAGGAGATGTGGACAGTACACGCTGACATGGCACTAGCAAAAGCTCGTGTTGTTAATCGTGTCGAAGAGTTCAAGGACATGATGAAGACAAACAGTGTGACGATGTGCCTGACTGATCGTGCTAACTTTCGTCGTATTCTTAATCCTGACTACAAAGCAAACAGATCAAAGTCACGCTTGCCAATTATCTTACGACAAGTTAAACAGTGGATAATTGAAGAGCTTGATGGACAGATGTGGGCAAACCTAGAAGCTGATGACATCATATCAATTCTGGCAACGGACAAAGAGATGGATGAAGAAACGATCATCATCAGTATTGACAAGGACTTCAAAAGTGTGCCGGGTATCTTCTACGACTACAACAAAGGAGAGTATCACCAACCATCAGAAGAAGAAGCCGACAACTATCATCTCGTACAAACGATAGCAGGAGATCATACAGATGGATACAGTGGAGTACCCGGTATAGGTGTGACTCGTGCTGAACGTTTGTTAGAAAAAGATGGATACTCATGGGAGACTGTTACAAAATGCTACGAGAAAGCAGGACTCAGTGAGCAGGATGCATTGACGAACGCATGGATGGCACGACTACTACGAGCAGATAACTACAGCTTTAGAACTAATACTATTAAAAAACTATGGACACCGAGAAACTACCAAACCAAGGATATACTAGAGATTTCACCACAGGGGCTAAACGTGACGGGGACATTGGACGAGGACGACCCTCGCTTATACCTCCAATCGCCTTACGCAGTCTCGCCAAAAGATTTGAAGCTGGCGGAAAGCTTTACGGAGACAACAACTGGAGAAAAGGATTCCCGTTAACAAGACTGTACGACAGTATGTTCAGACATCTGTTAGCGTTGGCTGAAGGAGATGAAACGGAGGATCATGCAGGTGCGATCTTGTGGAATGCGTCAGCGTGGTTGTGGACAAAAGATCAAATAAAACGTGGTAATTTACCAACAGAACTAGATGATATAGAGAACGATGAATGACGAATTAGCATTACCAGCACTTAGTAAAGATTTGATAGATAAGCTTGACAAGCTGTACCCTGATAAATGTCCATTGTTGACAGACGACGATAGAATGGTATGGTTTAAAGTAGGACAACGTAGTGTAATTAATTACTTACAACAAATATACGACGAACAACTTCAAGATAACATAGTAACCAAACAATAGTCATGTGTTTCGCACCAAAGATGCCAGCAGTTCCACCGCCCCCTCCACCTCCAGCACCACCACCTCCTCCGCTACCTACAGCAGAGAAAGCGGTAACAGCTAGACAGGCACAGCCACAACAGAAGCGTCGTAGAGGTACAACTCAGTTAACAACTCGTCGTCCGTCAGTCGCTATGGGTGGTAGTGGTGGTACAGGCGTACAACTTTCACAATAAAATATAATATAATAGGAGGACATCATGCTTCGCTCTCTCGAAAAACATACACTACTTTCATCAGCTTCAGCAGCTGGGGCGGGTAGTTCATTCAATGTCGAAAGGTCTAAGGGATGGACGTTCTGTATAGAATCCACAGGCGTAACTTCAGGTGCAACAGTTGCCATTGAAGCTTACATCGGAAATGTGTGGAGAACTGTAGACAGTCGTGTCATTTCAGCCACAGGTAACACTCTCATCAGAGATGACCACGGACACTACGAAAAAATCAGAGCTTCGATAACAGCTTATACTGACGGTAACTACGACGTATTTGCGACAGGCACTACAGACGGACTATAAGTCATGTCATCACTATCGGAGTTTAATAACCCTTCTCAGTTTGTTAGTCCAAGCTGGGGAACTACTTATCCTTTAGACAACTTTGATGCCACGTTTCAAGCGTACTACGACACACAAGCAAACATAGAAG